CAACGGGAACTTAGTTCAACGTACATCGGAGGACACATCTCCCATCGACGATGCCCGAATGAAGGACTTGAAAGACCAAGCAATCAACAAGGCAAGGCACTACACCCAGCGTTTGAGCGACTATCTATGTGCCAAGAGTTCACTGTTCCCCGAATTCAGCAGCAACACCGAGGAAAAAATATCACCAGTACTTCAACCTCGTGGGCGTAGCAGTGTTTTATTCAGCGATGGAAATACCGCGATGAGTAAGACACAAAATGATGGCACAATTAGACTTTCTCAATTACCTTTGCACTAATGGGAAAAGAACAAAAGCAACAAAAGTTTAAGGAACTCCTTGAGCTGCGTAAATACGAAAGACAACAACTCGAAAAACAAAAGCAAAATGGCAACAACAACACTAAGAGAAAATGACCTTTTCAGCATCGCACAAATTGGAAGCGATGAGTACTTCATTGAAGGTGCTACATACGGCACTAAATGGAATGACGAAACAGGATCAAGCGTAGCACCCGATATTGAGGACTATGTTCAAGAGGAGGAAGAACAAGTGGACTATTCAAGCACTGAATATATCTTGGATGATCTCGGCAACTTCGGCTGGAAGATGATCGGCGGACGTCCTAAAAAAGCACGCCGTCGATGAAAGCCTTAACGGTACTTGCATCGGTACTACTCGCTATGGCCTTGTGGTTGCTTGGGTACACCCTCGCGCCACTCGGCTATGACGATGTGTATTTTATAGCAGATGCCGCCGCGAAAACTCTCCTACTGTTTGCATTCTACCGATTCGTTGACAAATCACTATTATTACTTAAATCCGTATTACTCGTGTTGACGTTCGCCTCTCTATCAAACCTGTTCGATGAAGTTTTTTTTGATCCGTGTTCTCTCCAAGTCAACGAATATGTGTTCATTTTGATAGTAATGCTAATAACGTATCGGTATGCCAAACTCTCAAATCGACTTGATAGGTGAAATCGCCGCTTTTTTTTCCAAAAGCAGTGCATATCTCCTGTCTATATTTATGGGGCTAATGGGAACAATAGGCTTTGATCTTATGGTGAATAAGCGATATAGCTGGAAGCAACGTTTAGGCGTGCTTATGGTGTCAATTTTCTTTGGTGCTATGGGTAGCCTTGTATGCGAATACCACGACTTTGGTGTGCTTAAATACTTGATACCATCACTGTCAACGATGTTCGGTCAATACATCGCGCTATACGTCCATAAGAACTACAAACACATCGGCGATACGCTGATCTACTTCTTCACGAAAAAACCACAAAAATAATGAGCGATAAAAAGAAATTTAAGGACACCGCCGTTGGTAGGTTCATTCACGAAAAGGTTAAACCCGTAGCGGGCGATGTACTCGAATTCGTGGGCGATGTTACTGGTATCGAAGCCATCGACAAAGTAGGTGAGTTCATCAATAAGAAAGCCGACGAGGATGCACAGTTCAGAGCGTTGCAAATCGAACTCGAAGAAAAACGCGCACAGTGGGAACTTGAATTCAGAAAGCTGGAAATTGAGGAGCTCAGAATCCAATTAGCCGACACGCAAAGCGCACGTTCACGCGAGGTTGAATATATGAAGTCAAGTGGCGGCAAACGCGATTGGCTAATGGGTTCAGCGGTGATCGTTGCCCTTGTAATGTACGTTGGCGGCTTCGCGTTTCTTGCATACGGCCCGACTGTTCCACAAGAGAAAAAAGACCTGTTCAATATGGGTGTAGGCCAAGTATTCACATTTGCAGGTATGGTGTTTAGTTACTACCTCGGCACAACTCGCAGCAGCAGACAAAAGGACGATATCATCAAAAACGTGGTGCGATGAAACGTGTGCAGATCAGCGAGAACTTTTACCTCGATGAATTTATCGATCCGTCAACGTATGCTGCACGGGGCTCACGGGCTATTGAGTTAATCGATATGCGCATCGTGTTCGCTTGTCAGTACATACGCGATCATTTAGGCGCGGTAACGGTAAACAACTGGGCAAGTGGTGGACAATATCGACTTTCGGGATTGCGTCCATTTAACACAACCACAGGCGCGAAATTCAGCCAACATAAATACGGTCGTGCAGCGGATATCAAAGTAGCTGGTAAAACACCTGCCGAAGTTCACGAGTTCATTAAGGCTAATGCTCAGTACTTCATCGAGCGTCAATGGATAACCACACTTGAAGAACTACAAGACACGCCAACGTGGACACACATCGACTGCCGATACACTGGCAAGGATCATCTTAACATAGTTAGTGGTAAATAAAAAGGGTCTAATTATAGACCCCTTTCTTTTTATTCCTTCACCAGCTCTACCACTGTAATAATAGTGTCGTTTACCTTTTCAAAGGTGAATACTGCTTTTTCGTTGTTCATTGTGTTGTTATTGTTTAATTGTTATGCGTTTCGCTGGGGGTTAGGGTTAGTTCTTCGCCTGTCAAAGCAAAGTACAAGTTTTGAAGTTGGTGGACGTAAAAGATATTTACGTGTCGTTGGTTTGCAAGGTATAAAAACCCTTCGCCTAATTTAGAAATGGTAATAACACCGTTCTTATCTACCCATTTGTTTTTATCCCATTGCTCAAACCCAAACTTCACCAACCACTTTTCGGTTAGCATCACCCCGCCTAAATCTTTCCAAGACACTACGCCTATTCCAAATTCCTGCGTGTTAAGCGTAGGGAACTCTTCTGCGATAATATCTATTTCGAATACACGTCCTTCGTATTCTACTAAATTGCCCCTTCTTACTTCGTTTGCTTGTATCATTTGCTCTCAGTTTTTAATTGTTATTTTGAAAAAATAACTGTTATGCCCATTGCGATTATTGGAATCAAGGCTAACAACGCAAATAAAATCATAATTACAGTAAAAAAAGATTTTTCTCTATGGTTCATTTGCTCTCAGTTTTTGATTTGATGAAGGATAGGGCGGATTCCAACTCAGTAATGTATCGAAGCACGCTAATTGGTGTTGTTACATAGTCTTCCTCCGCGTTTGTTCGGTAGTGGCTTAACCGTTCAGATTCCTTTACAATAGCCTCGTAATCGGTGGTGGCTTCCACTTCTTCTAAGGAAGCGGTTAGGGTTATTTCGTTTACAAATAACTTGTTGTGAAAATCTATCCAGTATATATCTCCTTGCGGTGAATCATTCCAACTAAATGCCTCGGTAAGCGCAATACAAACGTTTTCGTATAAAGTTTGTTCCGAATTACTATCTTTAAAATGTCTTGGAAAACATTGTTTGTAATTCTCAATCGCCTGTTGTCGATAAGGCTCTGGAAACATTGAGAACCATTCAAGGCGCGTTCTTTGTGTGTTAGTGTTGCTCATTGGTGGTGGGGGTTACAGGTTGTATAATTTGTATGTATTCACGGTTAAATCGTTTGATAGTGCCATCTTCTAACGTCATTCTAATTGTGCCAGAACCGTTATTTTCTCCTACGGTATAATCGTTAACATATCCACGTTCGCCATCAATTATAACTTGACGGCCAACAACGCTAATCATAATATCATGAGGAACGGGCATAATATCCCATTTACGCCAAATTACAGGAAAGGCCAATCCTTTAAAAGAAAAATCCATCGTATTGTGTGTTTATTATTATGCCGTAAATGTAAACAAATATTTCCACAGTTTGACAAAATAACCTAATTTAGAGCCATTCTAAATAAAGGAATATTTACCGTAGTTCGGCTTTAACTCAAAGTATGCACGCATCATCAGCATATCTGCATAGTCGGGGCTTATACCGTGGCGAAGTTTCAACTTGTCCTTTGGTGTAACCGCTAACTTTCCGTCCTTATCCACATTCTCCCTGCGAATCATATCCAGTTCAGCCGCGATCTTATCCTTATACTCAGCACTCACAAGCATCGTTACCTTACCCTTTTCGATGAGGTCAGCGAGTTTGTAGTAACATTCCGCTTTCAAGTTCATATACTGCGGCTGCGTTGCCTTGCTGCCGTTCTGAAATCCTAAACACTTCATAACATCCTTTACACCACCACCAATACCATCCTCATCGACCAATACATTTTTCAACGGTACGTTATGTGCCGCCATCAGTTCACGTATCGCGTCAATGGTTACCGTAATTTCTACACGTGTAAGCGTCCGAATATCAATCAACGAAAGTCCATCCCAAACACCAATCACCGTTCTATCTTGACCAAGTCGGGCAATATCCGCAGTTATCCTCTTTTCACCACTTAACAGTTCATTTCTGAAACATCGAAGCACATCGTCGGTCTTAAACATTATATCGATGCTCTCATCGAAATCCCAATCGCCTTCCAACAACCTCTTGCGTAATTGTTCGGGAAGCGCGGCAAGTTCTTCCAAATAACTTTCGGGAAGTTTCGGGTTATCCCCAGGAAGCGCGGGCACAAACGCCAAGCGACTGTCTAACGTACCCTCTGCCCACGGCTTATAGAACTTATTGTATAGCCATCCCTTCGACGGGTTGCACGTCATAAGGCCTTTAGGCTCTAACCCGTATTCATTCAGCTTGTAACGCAAGCGCGAACGAACAACCGACACGGCACGTTCACTCACCTGTGCTACCTCATCTATAAAGAAATCGGTAATTTCAAGCGATCCCAAGCTATCGAAATTTGGATCGGAAGGGTACGCGAATAAGTCTTTGAGAATAATCTCGCTGCCATTGGCAAAGTAAATGATATTCGACTGCCCATTGAACGTATAGTGCACTCCGCTTTTTAGACCGTACATAGCCGCAACCTCAAAGAAAGTATTGAGCGTGGTTTTTTTCAGCGTGTCCAGTTTACTCCTACCAATCAACCCACGTGTGTTTGGGTATTTTAATCTCCGTGCAATCTGCCAAGCGCATCCCAAAAAAGATTTACTACCTCCAGCAGCCCCGCCGAACAGGACAACGCGCACGGGCGAATCAACCTTCAAATGTTCCAACGCTCGAAGCTGCACGGGGAAAAATTCAATCTCGTACTTTGATGCACTCATAGACTTGGTTTAGTTGCTGCTTAGTTAACGGCACGTTGTGATGCACTCGCTTGATCTTGTGGTAGGTGTTTAATTCGTCCTTGTACTTAAGCATCACCACATATCCATCCAATCCTACCACCTTACCGATATCTGCAAATAGTTTTTCAGCCCCCGTTTCGCAGCCTTTCAGTTGATACGGCCTGCCTTTAACGGCCTGCATCGCTGCCTTACTGAATATGTTTACACCTGGCAAAAGGTCAACTTTATAGCTGAGCGTAACATTCATACTTTCATCGGTGAGTAAGTTGTACACCATCAGCGGTTGACCGTTACGAACTCCCGCCATAATTACCTCGTTTGGGTTAAGGTTTTCCAACTGCTCAAACACCGACTTCGGCACAAAGTCATCAGCACCCACAAGGCAATACCAGTCGCTATCGGGCAAGGCGGCCAAAGAATCATTGAACTTATTACGCAAACTCTCATCACCTGCGCTTGCAATAGTGCCGTGCATCTGAGGTACTTCTTTGTAAGATACCGTGTTCGATGCGTGGTAAGATGTGAAGCGAGAGGATATACGCCCCTCGCTGCCACATACCACAACAGGATAACCCATACGCGAGTAATGCTCGATGCACTTGTCATACGCGGGCTGCTCACCTTTACCCTTTAGGTATATCGGTATTGCTATTGCTATTCGCATTGAGTTTATCGATTAAATGTTGATTAGGTTTGATAGGTTTTGCAGGGCTTCCTACCCATATCATAAATGAATTCAAAGACCTTCCTTTAAAAAAAGAACCTGCTCCTATCATTGATCCGCGTGGCACGGTTTGCTTTTGGTGCACCGTGGCGTTAAGCCCTAACGTTGAATATGCCTCCACTCTCGAATATCCACCAACCTTTACACCACAGGACAAGGTAACGTTGTTCTGAATAAAGCAATCGTGCCCAACGTGTGCCCCCTTCATCAGTGTACAATCAGAAGCAATTACTGTTGAGCCTTCTTTTCCAGCATCCACCGTGTTAAGGCCGTGAAGAATCGTATTTTCTTGAATACGCACCCATTCATCACTTTTACATTTTAAACGTTCATTCGGATATTCAGCCACACTTCCGATTATGCAGTGCGCTCCAATCTGCACATTTTCTTCTATCCTTACTCCCCCGTAAATAATCGAGGTACGGTGCACGAACGCAGTCGGATGCACAATAGCGTCAGGGTGAATATTGATCCACCCTTTTTTGAATAGCCACAGTTTTAGTTTTCTCATAGTTTGTATTTTGAATCTTTGGTTAACTGGTAAAGGTCAAAGCATATCCTGCGTCCTTCGCTGAGCAGATAGTTTTTCTTCACCTTGTTTTCTGATAGCACAATAAGTGCGGAAATCTCCAGGAGCTCCTCTTGAAGCTCAATGATGCGTGTGTATTCTTTTTGGTTCATTTAAAAAAGTTTTAGTTGTGATTTATAGTCTTGAAATCTTTTTTCGGCTGCATCGAAGTAGTCCTTATCTAACTCACACCCTACAAATTCAAGTCCTGCTCTATCTGCTGCTATCCTACTACTGCCCGAACCTAAGTGAGTGTCGAGTATTTTATCATTTGGTTTGGAATACTTTTGAAATATCCAATCATATAACGAGATCGGCTTTTGACAAGGGTGCACCCGACCGTCTAACCCTTCATTTTTCCAGTTAATAGAATTGCCTTGAACGTTTCCACGCCAACCATATCTGAAAATCTTAATGTTTACACCAAACGAATGTGAGGCTATATCCGCATCGCTAAGTTCGTGTAGTTGTTGCCCTGTGTTAGCAACCTTATCGTGGATTAACCTTCCAACACTGTTTATGTATTTTGCGTAATAGTTTGCGCCCCAAATAATCTGATGTTTTGAAACCCTGTACAATTCATCAAAATATTCTTGGGTTGGAATTGAGTTGTTCCATTCAATTTTTTTGTGTAGTTTTCTGCTTGCTGATTGATTAAAATCACCAATCCCATAAGGCGGATCCACTACCGCAAGGTCAAAATAGTTGTCAGGGTAACGCTTCATTACCTCCATACAGTCCTCGTTGAATACTTCACTTTTCATCTCGTAAGATATTGATAGTAAGCAATAGTTTGTAGTTCATTGATGCACTTTTGGTCAAAGGCTCGGCGGTCGGTAGCCACCATATCCGATAACTTGCGGTTGGTGATGCTCTCTCGCTTCATCACATTCTCCTTTGCCCGTGCTCTCATTTGGTTGATCTGCTCATCGGTGAAGTCTGAATCTTTCACCCTCCCTGTGGCTTGCAACCACTTCATAACTCGAACTGCTCCGAGCGTCCAATGATCGCGGTTCGCTTTCAAATGTTCCTTGTCCGCTTCAATGATCTTTAACCAATCTTCGTCTGTTACCTCCTTTGGCGCGTTTTGAGGTAGCAAGGCTCGACTTTCGGTATCGCTTTGGTATCTTACCATTACTTTGCCGCGAACGTCCTTGTATTGGGCCAAAATATCGCAAATCGTTTTTGGGGTGAATTCACCGTAACAGTTCACGGGCTTTTCAAACGACTGCGCGAGGTTCATCGTGCAGGCTATTGTGAGCTCATCAACCGTGATGTGTGGATAGCCGAGCGCAAGTACTTGCTGGAACATTTGAAACTGGGTATCTGCAATCGCTTCCTTCGCTCCCATAATCGCTGCACATCGTGTCAGTGGCACGTGCAGTTCTTGTAGCGATGCCTGTGATAACCGCTTGCCAGTTGTCGCGGCTTGGATGATTTTGTCGTTGATCGTGTTCATTATGTGCTTTGTGTTTGGTCGAGTGCTGCAAGGCGTTTGTGTTGTTCAATCAAGTCGGTGTCGGTAACGTTGCCAAATATACGGGTTTGATCGCTTGGTGATGGTTTGTAGTTCCGTTTCCAGTTTCGGCAAGCTGCCCTCCAATCCTTCATCGGTGCTTTACCTCCGATCTTCCAACCGTTGCTTGAAAAGAAATCCCAAAACTTTTGACCTTCGGATGCTGGTAAACCGATCTCCAAAAAATACTCAGCGACTTCATCGGCTGAACTTGGTCTATGTTTTTCCCTTGACAATCCCTTTTCAGTATTTCTAATTTCTATTTCATTTTCTATTTCATTTTCATTTTCCATATGTTCAACATATGTAGAAGATATGTTATTCATAT